GCTGAACGCATTAACTCACAAGTCAATGCGTCAGTCACATGGATGAGCGACTCCGAGCAATTCGGAGTCCCCGAATTTTGGTGTGAGGCCAGAAGTGGTTTTGATGACTGTGATGGTTATGCTCTTTTAAAACGCGCATTATTAAAAGAGCAAGGTTTCGATGAAGATAAAATTCATATCTCTACTTGCTGGATTAATGTTAAAGCGATTGATACAGGTCATTGCGTGTTGATAGTCGAAACAGACAAAGGGCAGTTTATTTTAGACAACAATCTAAAAGACCCTGTGTCGTTAAATTTTCAGGCTGTTGATTACAGGTATATCTGGAACATTATAGAAAGGGGCGGCAAATGGTACGAATTTTCTGTCTCTTAATGTTTTTGTCGGGGTGCGCTGAACATAAAGTAATTTATGGCAGAGAAGTCGAAGCACCTTATGGATGGAAATACACATACTGCCCGAATCATCCTCACGAGGCTGGATGTAAGCAATATAATAAATGAATTGTTAATACATTGTAACATTTGATTGACAATACAAGGTTGTGTGTTATACTCCTGTTATAGAAAGCATTATTATATAGTAATTTAGTTTATTATTTAATTAAATGTTTGAGAGCTTTTAATAGTGTTCCCTCCTCAGTGCTTATCATTGCAGCGCAGAGAATGTTATTATTAGAGGTGAGCCGCTACCTTGAAGGCGGTTTGTAAGAAATGTAAGCCCTTCTATAGAGCTGTGAATAACGGCTACGAAGGCATTGCTCACCTTTTTAATTAAGGGGTGAAAAAAGATGAGTTTAGTTTATGGTATCGGCTTTAATGATGGGAAGTACCCAACAAAAAATGATAATAAACCTTTGAAAGAGTATGCACTTTGGATAAGAATGTTAGAAAGATGTACAAGTAATCTGTGGAAGATACAACCAACTTATATTGATTGTGATGTATCAGATAATTTTAAATCTTACTCCTTCTTTTATGAATGGTGTCAAACTCAAATAGGCTTCAAGAATAAAGATGAGAATAATAGGTACTGGCATCTTGATAAGGATTTGCTTATCAAGGGAAACAAATTGTACAGTGAAGATACTTGCGTATTTGTACCACAAAGATTAAACAGTCTCTTAACATCGTGTAATGTTACTAGGGGTGACACACCTATCGGAGTTGCTAGACAGAAAAGAGGTCTTGCTTTTAGGGCTAGATGCAGCAACAGCAGAGGAAAAGATGTTTGTCTTGGTTCTTTTGATAGCGTTGAGTCTGCGTTTCAAACATACAAAAAGTTCAAAGAAGCTTTAATAAAAGAGGTTGCCAACGAGTACAAAGATAAGCTAGATAAACGTGCTTACCAATCCCTGATGGATTACGAAGTGGAAATCACAGATTAAAAATGTTTGGCAAGGATGCCGTTACTACTGAAGGAACAGCATGGAAGAAAACAAACGAGAAATTATCGGAGCTAGGTCTGAAAAGCAACACCAATTCTTAACTAATACGGCAGATGTTGTCGTTTTTGGCGGAGCTGCTGGTTCTGGAAAAAGCTATCTAGGTGTGATGGACTTTATTCCACATATTAAATTCCCAACCTTTCGTGGTGTTATCACCCGTCGAACAACCCCTCAATTAAAAGGTAGTGGGGGTATCTTAGATACAGCCCTACAAATGTACAAGAAAGTAGATTCAAAAGTAAAGTGGAAATCACAAGAAAATAAGTTTGTTTTCTCAAGTGGTGCTGAGGTATATTTACGCCACTTTGAATACTTAAAAGATAAAGACAACTATCAAGGGTTACAGGCCAATGAAATTTTGGTTGACGAAGCGCAGCAATACGAAGAAGAACAGATTGTATATCTAATGTCTCGTCTGCGTAATCCAAGTTGTCCACAAGTTAAACCCCGCATCAAGATGACGTGTAACCCACTTAAATCTTCTTTCCTTTGCAAGTGGGTCGAGTGGTATTTAGACGAGGAAGGTTATCCGAGAAAAGATAGAGATGGTGTAGTACGCTACTTTATCAGAAAAGATAATACAATGATATGGGCTGATACAAAAGAAGAGTTAATTGAAAAATACTCTACTCCTTTGTTTACACCTACACCGATGTCATTCTGTTTCATTAGCGCATTAATCACAGACAACCCAGCCCTCATGGAGGCGCAACCTGAATACTTAGGTTGGCTAGAAGGGTTAGGTCGTGTAGAACAAGCTCGTTTAAGATGGGGTTGTTGGTATGCTGACGAAGAGGGTAGTGGGTATTGGAAGAAAGAGTGGACAGAAGTTGTAGACAGACCGCCCTTGAAAGTAAAAAAGAAAGTCAGAGCCTACGACTTAGCTGGTACAGTTCCTTCGGAAATGAATCCAAACCCAGATTATACAGTGGGTGTGCTAATGTCTAAAGATGACTACAACAACTACTATGTTGAAGATGTGGTTAGATTTAGAGCTAGACATGGCGAAGTGTATCAGAGAATATTAGAGACAGCAAGAGAAGATGGTGATGATGTTTTGGTGGTGATTCCACAAGACCCCAACGCTGCTGGTAAAGCTTATGCCTCTACTATTGTAAAAGATTTAGCTGAACAAGGGTTCTATGCTAAGACCAAAGCTACAAATCAATCTAAGATTACTAGGTTTGCACCATTCTGTGCTGCAAGCGAAGCGGGTGGTATTAAGCTTGTGATAGGTGATTGGAACGAGGCTTTCATTGAAGAACTTGAAGGTTTTGATGGAAGTAGAAAACGTGGGAAACATGACGATTAACGAAATGGTTGTCAATAAACTTATCTAATTCGGTGGACGGGTCTAGTACCTAATACCGAGCGAAGCTCGTGGCAGATGAGGGCGAAAGCTACTTGAGAAGCGAGAACGTGTGACGGTCATCGAAACGGTGCGTTAAGTGTGTATATTGTAAGACACTAGCAGAACGGAGTAGAGTAGCTTCAAGTGAAGCGAAACGGTAAGCATACATGAAGATAATAGTGTATGAAGATATGACCTGAACTATATGGCGACATATAGCAGCTTGAATAAAGCGGGTAGTGATTAACGACCACTATTGAACATATTGCAAGTAGACGCAGTAGGGGACGCATTCATGTACCTCTGCTCAACAATCCAAATCCCAACATTCTCAATACCTGATATGACAACAACAAATTCATTTAGCTTTTAAAGCTATTGCCAAAAGGAGGCTATGTGGAATTAGAAGCTGACGTTAGTAGCCTCTCTACTGGCACAGGAACAATCCCTAGAATCAAGTTACAAGAACAAGGATTCACAGGGCTACAAGTAAGTAACGGACAAATCTTAGAACAAGCTAGACGTGAACTACGCTTTCCACAATCAGTAAAAACATTCCGTAAGATGTCAGCAGATTCAACAATTAAAGCAGCTTTAGGGATGTTTGAGTTGATGATTAGCCGTGTCAAGTGGAGTGTAGCACCAACAGGCGAAACTGAAATTGAGATGGCTAAAGCTAAGTTTGTTGAACAGTGTATGAATGACATGGAACACTCTTGGTTTAACTTCATTAAAGAAGTTGTCAGTATGTATACCTTTGGCTTCTGTGTCAATGAGAAAGTGTTCCGTAGACGATATAAGAATCAAGGGTCTAAATATAATGATGGTTTAATGGGGCTTCGTAAGCTACCTATTCGCTCTCAAGATTCAGTATACCGTTGGCAGTTTAGTGATGATGGTCGTGATTTAGTCGGTGTTGAACAACAGTTATCAACATTGAATGCTGCTCGTTATGCTCCTCAAATGTACAGTGGCAAGATTGAAATACCCCGTAAGAGTTTCATGTTGTTTCGTACAGACGTAGCTAAAGATAACCCAGAAGGTACTTCGCCTCTTGTCGGTTGTTATACAGCTTGGAAGTTTAGAACACAATTAGAAGAAATTGAAGCTGTTGGCTATAGCCGTAATATGGGTGGTGTCCCACATTTAGAGTTGCACCCTAAGTATATGGCGGAAGATGCTAGTACAGCAGATAAAGCTGTTTATCAAATGTATCAAAAGATTATTACTAATCTACATAACAATGAACAAGCTGGACTCATTACACCGTTAATGTACGATCCTGAGACGAAAATGCCTTACTTCAAGTTTAGCTTGTTGTCTGTTGCTAATAGTGGTAGTCAATACATCAATGACGCAATTACGAGATGGGATAACAAAATCCTTACCGCTTTATATTGCGATGTTTTAACACTAGGCCAAAACCAAGTTGGTAGTTTTTCATTAGCGGGTAGCAAGACAAACATTTTAGCTATGGCTATTGAGTCAAGATTACAAGAAATTCAAGACGTTCTAAACCAAGACTTAATACCCGATTTATTCAGACGTAATGGTTGGGACGATGAAGAGTTTCCTAAGTTTGTTTATGGGGATATTGAAGAAGCTGATTTAGAAGTTATGTCTAAAGCTATTCAACGTCTAGCAGCCACAGGGCTTATTGCTAAAACACCTGAGAATGTTAACGCTATTGCTGAAATGGTAGATTTGCCATACCGCATTGATGCTAACACTACACAAGAGGAGCTTGACACTATATTAGGTGCAGCTACTTCTAAGAGTGGCGAAGGGTTTAAATCGCCAAGCGGTGAAGGGACTCGTAAGAATACAGTAGCAGCCAATAACACCTCAGACCTTAATATGGAGAATGCAGCATAATGCCACAAAGTAATGTAAAGAAAAGTGTGGTTGAGGTGTTAGCTGATAAATTAGCTGTACTACTTACTAGCACATTTGGTTTAGATGGTAGTTCACTAAAAGAGACACAACCAACTGTTGAAGTAACTAAGGCTGTCGATGTTGAACAACGTAGAGCTATGTTTGTTGTATTAGCACCTAATGAGATTGATGAACATGGCGACACTAACACGGAAGAGTGTGTTGAGAAAGCCTGTATCAGTTTTAATACTTTGTGCAATAAGGCTAACCTATTTCATCGTATTAATACAGAGAAAGCTAAGATTGAGCAATCGTTCATTACTCCTGCTGGCTTCACTACCGATACAGGGATTGAAGTTAAGAAAGGAAGTTGGTTGCAATATTGGCACTTTCCAGAGGGCGATACAGATAGTGAGTTGCTGTGGACAATGGTTAAGAATAACGAAATACAAGGTGTCAGCATTGGTGCTACAGCCGTTTATCAGGAATTAAACAATGAGTGATGAAAAAGAACAAAAGAAGGCTAAACGTCTAGTGCATGAGTACCGATTTGATAAGCCTACACACCATGTAGCTTTGGTGCATTCTAGTCAGGGTGGGGCTGCATCGGGATATACAGAAGCTTTAGTAATGAAGTCTGTAGATGACATTTTAGATGCTGACATTGAAAAAGCTACAATGGTTAAGGTGACACTACCTTTTGATGACTTCTTAGAGAAGTTCTTCAATATCTACAGTTATGATGCCGAAGTGCTGACAGCTATCTTAGGCTTCAAAGATGAAGAAGATATGACTGAACAAGAAAAGAGCGATATGTCTTGGGAAGATTATAAAGCAGAGTGTGAGAAAGAGAAACAAGATTTTATTAACTCAGTAGAGATTTTAAAGTCTGTCAAAGATGGCAAAGAAACTATTCAAGATTTGAATGTAGCTTCTTTACTGTCCATTAGGAGTACGCAAGGTAAGTTTGAAGCTTATCTTGAGAAATCCAAAACGATTGGAAATCCAGTAAAACAAAGTAAAAAGGAGACTCCTGTGGATAAGGATGAAGTACAAAAGGCTAAGGATGAATTGAACACTGTTCAAACACAATTAGCTGAATTACAAAAAGCAAAAGATGCGAGTGATAGTGCATTAGCATTAGCGTTAGCAGATGTACAAAAAGCTAAAGATGAAGTTGAAGTGTTGAAAGCTGAGAAATTAGCTAACGTACAGAAAGCTCGTTTAGCACAATTAGAGGCTGTAAAGCCAAAAGAAGAAGCAGCAGAATTGTTTAAATCATTATCTCCGTTAGATGATGTTTCATTCGCTACTGTTATTAAGAGCTTTAAAAGCAGTGCGGATTTAGAAGCCGAAGCTTTGAAAGAGAAGGGTGTCAGTGGCAGTCAAGCAGAAGAACCTGCCGACAAAGTAGCTGAAATCATTAAAGCAAAATACATTCCAAAACAGTAATCTAAGGAGATTAATAAATGAGTTTAGTCGCAACTGAGGCAACACGTTTTAACGGTGTTGTTAAATATGAGCAAGAAGCAAGCGTAGGCATTTGCCGTGACGTAGTAACAGTTTATGAAGCTGGTGCTAAAACCTATCCAGTCGGCACAGTGTTAGGTCGTACATTCGTAGCAACCTCTGTAACCGCAACAGCCGCAGCAGGTAACACTGGTACAGGTTCTATTGGTACAGTTACAGCAACAGGTAAAGTGCAACGTGGTACATATACCATCCGTATCGTTAAGGCAGCCTCTAATGCTGGTGACTTCACAGTGAGTGACCCTACGGGCGCTGTAACAGGTTATGGCACTGTAGCCGTAGCTTACTCTAACCAAATCGCTTTCACATTGGCTGATGCTACCGACTTCGTAGTTGGTGATAGCTTCACAGTTGAAGTCGTTGGTGATTACAAGTACAAGCAAGTTGAAGCAACCGCCACTGATGGTAGTAACATTGCTCGCGCAATCTATATCTCTGCAAACGATGGTAGCTTCTCTACTTCTACTATTGCAGCTACTACTGATACTTCTGTTATCGCGTTAGTTCGTGGCGCAGCTATCGTTGGTAAAGAGACTCTGACTTACGGTGCGTCAATCGACACTACAGCAGAAAAAACAAAAATGTATGGCGAACTAGAATCTATCGGTATTATCTGCCGTACACAGATTGGCTCGTTCCCTGTTGTAGCTTAATTAAGGAGAATTAAACATGAGTATCGTTCGTAGCTATACTAATAACTTTGAGATCATTGACCGTACCCAAGAACTGTTGTCTATTCCTCTGCAATGGGATATTATTAACCGTTTAGGTATCTTTGGTGCTACTCAAGGTGTGACAACCAACACAGTATCTTTTGAAGATATTATTGAAAATACAGCAGTTATGACTGACCAAGTGCGCGGTCAACGTAACGTGTACACTAAAGATGCAGTTCGTAAATTGCGTTCTTACCCAATCCCTCACTACCCTATTGATGGTTTTATTAGTCCTGAACAAATTCAAGGTAAAACTGCTTACGGTAGTAATGACCAAGCTGACACTGTAGCCTCTGCTGTAGCTCGTGAACTTAATCGTATTCGTCGCGCCCACGCTGGCTTGATGGAAGTTGCTCGTGCTAAGTTGTTAGAAGACGGTACTGTGTATGCACCAAATGGCACTGTATCTGTCAACTACTACAATGACTTCGGCGTAACTCGTAAAGAAGTTGATTTCGTGTTTGGTACTTCTACTACTGATATTATCGGTAAGATCGAGGAAGGTATTGCGTACATCACAGATAACCGCTTTGATGGTACAGACACTATTACTGGTTTTGTTGCAATCTGCTCTCCTGAGTTCTTTGCTAACTTAATCAAGCACCCTAAAGTACAAACAGCTTACCAATATTATAGCTCTACACAAGAGCCATTGCGTATGCGTTTGGACAGTGATTTTCCTAAAGGTACTCGTGAATTTATTCATGGCGGTGTACGTTTTGTTGAATATCGTGGCTTGAAGCCTGATGGTACGCGTTATATTCCTTCTGGTGAATGTCGTTTAGTCCCTACAGGTTTAACTGACATTTTCAGTTCTTTTGCTGCACCAGCATTGAAAATGGATTTGGTTAACACTATCGGTATGGAAGCTTATGTGTTCCAGTATAACGACATCAAAGGCAACGGTATCAGTTTTGAGTCCGAAGCAAACTTGGTTCACGTTTGTAAGCGTCCCCAAGTTATTGTTCGTTTGTACTCCTCTACTTAATAGGTAGATTGAAGCCCTCTTACGAGGGCTTTTAATAATTAAATAAATATTGAAAGACAAGAATTATTATAGTATAATACCTCTTTTATGGTAGAGGTGCGTATGGCAGAATTAGTGTATGGTATAGGGATTAACGATAGAAGTAAACCAGCGAGATTTGATTCTACAAGAATGACAAACGAGTACGCTTTTTGGAAAAGAATGTTAGAAAGGTGTGGTTGCGACAAACGCAAAGAAAATTTTCCAACATATAAAAGTTGCACTGTTTCAGAAAACTTTAAATATTATTCTTACTTCTATAGTTGGTGTCAAGAACAAATAGGGTTTGGAGAGGATGGTTGGCATCTTGATAAGGATTTACTACTTAAAGGTAACAAGATTTATAGTGAAGATACTTGCGTATTCTTACCTCCAAAGTTAAATACCTTAATACTTGGTTGTAAGGCACATCGAGGAGAACTACCCATCGGTGTATGTTTTGAGAAATCTTCTTTAAGGTATTCTGCATCTTGTATGTTTGAAGGGAGGCAAAAGAAGATTGGAAGATATTCAACACCTGAACAGGCATTTGAAGCTTACAAAACTTTTAAAGAAGCCTACATCAAACAAGTAGCTGAACAATACAAATCACAAATCGACCCACGCGCCTACCACGCTCTACTAAACTACGAAGTGAACATAGACGACTGATTAAAACGATTAACAGGCTAACGAAGTTATGCCACAAATAAGAGGATACTTAGCGTGGCATATACCAATAGTCCAGCAACATCAATAACAGACCGTCTTAGACTAAACGTAGGTGACATTCATTCAGTAGAAATACTAGATGATGAGACATACACCTACTACTACAATAAAAATGAACAGAACGAAAGACGCGCAACTAGAGATTTATTCACAGTGTTGTTATTCGCCCTATCACGTTATACACATGAGAAGGCGGGTCAAATTGAGGTGTGGGGTTCAGACTATTTCCAAAACTACTTGAGCGCAGTCAAACTAGCAATAACAAATCCCTCTATAGACTCTATCACAGCTATGCCTTTCGCTGGTGGTATCTCGCGTTCCGATATGGATACTAGAGCCTCTGACGCTGATGCAGTAGATAAACCCTTCTACATGGGCTGTACTAATGGCCGCCCTGATTACTTAGATAAAACAGTATTTGTTCCTACCGACTCCCAAACATTGTGAGGTGCTAGATGAAAAGGGGTAACAAAAATGGGAAAACATGGTCAAGACAGACCTAAAAGCTTTAGACCTATTAGAAAAAAGATTTCAGGATGTTGCAGCTAAGAGCATCAGATGGGGTTACTTCGACAGCAAGTACGATGCAAGCGGTAGGGGTGGTAAAGATAAGAGGAATGGACTTCCTGTAGCTGTATTAGCCTTATGGCATGAATACAGATTAGGTATGGGGCAAGGTAATTATCCTCGTCGTCCTTTCTTCACTGATACCTTCCCAATAGCTGCACAGACTTGTAAGAACTTTGCACCGTTTGTATTTGGCTTGGCTGCTACAGGTAGAAGTAAAGATTGCATTCAAAACGCTTTCCAACATCGGTTATCAACTTTAGCTAAATTTATGTGCCGTGTTGTACAGAAATCAATTGATGATGGTAACTTCACACCTTTAGCTCCTGCAACAATAGCAGCTAAAGGGCATGATAAGATATTACAAGAGACAGGCCAACTACGCAATAAAATCCAATGGATGATTTATAGCCGTAAAGCTTATGGTAAGAATAAAGAGAAGATTGGTAACGTAGGTGGCGGAACAATTGAACGATTAGAAACTTATGGTGATGGTACATTAGATTTATCAAGCCAAGCAGTTAGAAAAGTTAGAAAAGCTACAGGTGCGTCAGGTAAAGGGAGGGCATAATGCTAACACCAATGTTCCTCTCTGTAGGAAGCACAACAGCAACAGTGAAAAGAGTGGCGGCAGGGAGTTTGTCACACGGTAGATGGGTTGCAGGTGTTGATTCAACATTTACAATTACAGCTAACATTCAGCCACACACAGTTAAGAACTACAACACAACAGCAGCCGAAGGTGATAAGGGTCACAAAGCTATTAAGGTGTTCACTACCACAACGCTAAAGATGACACAAGAGGGAACAGCCTTATTGAAGGGCGATAAAATCTCTTGGCATGGTGAATGGTACGAAGTGTCTGAGCTATACACTTATGAAATGGGTGTCCTAAATCATACGATGGTAATAGCCCTAAGAGACGAGGTGAATGGATGACTACAGTAAGTAATTCATCTTACACCTCTGTTGAAGATAGTGTGATACTGGCTTTTGAGTCTTTAAGTTTAGGTGCTACACCTGTTTTATCGAACAACAATGGTGTTGAGCCTCAAACCCCCTACTGTGAAATCACTGTATTAACAGATGACGCTATCAGTTCAGCTACAGAGTCTTTATGGGTGAATGCAACAACAAGGGTGCAAACCCTAACTATCCCTTACCAAACTACTGTACGTTTTGCTTTTATCGGTAAGAACAAACAAAGTGGTGGTAGTGATACAAACGCTCCAAACATTGCTAAAACATTTGAAGGGTTGATGAGGTTTGCAAATACTCGTCTTAAATTTGCAGATAACGGGTTAAGTGTTATCAAAATTGGTAAGTTGGTTCAAGTACCGATGATGAGAGATAATAATATCTTCTCTATTACAGGGATTGATATTACGTTTGGATACACACACACAATTACATTAGTGGATGACACTATTGATAATTTTGATGTGGATGGTGTTGTGCAATATAAATTAGTGGAGGCATATCATAATGGATATGGAATGTCTTACGGATATAATTACGGTCAACAAAATACAACAAGTACAATAGAAGATATTGGTGTAAGCCTAAGCCTTCCCTAATAACAAGGAGTCAGCATGACAACATTAAATAACATCGTCGATGTTAGTATTACACGAGAAACCCGAACAATTCAACGGGCTTCTTTTTCAATCCCTTGCTTCATTGCAGAACATACAATCTTCGCTGAACGTGCCAAAGAATACACTTCATTAGCTGATATTCTGACAGCAGGTTTCGCTACAACCTCTGCTGTATATAAAGCAGCTACATTATACTTTGGTCAAACTGTTGCCCCAAGTAAAATTGTTGTTGGTCGTCGTTTAGTACCTAGCGTAACAATTACGCCGACGGTTGCTAACAGTGCTGTATATAGTTTCAAAGCTAATGGCACATTAATCACTTTTACATCTGATGGTAGTGCTACAGCAGCCGAGATTGTCACAGGTTTGAAAGATGCTTTAACAGCCGCCTCTATCCCTACAACGGGTGCTAGTGGTATTGCTGCAACAGGTACAACCACTTTAATCTTAACACCTTCAGGCGATGCTTCTAGTATTCGTAGCTACACAGCTAACCTAGTGGCTGTCAATGCTGCATCTGTTGAAGATTGGGTGTCAGCAACTATTCCTGCCGTTCGTGCTGTTAAAGACCAATGGTATATGCTTTCTATTGACTCTCATGCTGATGCTGACGTATTAGCCGTAGCAGCTTACATCGAAGGTATCAAAGCTACATCACCTAAGTTCTATGTGTTCTCTAGTGCAGCTAGTGATATTAAAACCTCTGCTACTACTGACATTTTCAGTTTAGTTAAAGCGTTGAGTTATACACATACAGCTTACATCTATAGTGGTATGGCTACCTCTTATGCTGAATGTGGTTTGGTTGGTCGCTTTGCGCCTGAACAAGCTGGTAGCAACATTTGGGAACAGAAAACTATTGTTGGCTTGACAGTTGATACATTAACACCCGATGAGATTAGTTACATCCATGCTAAGAATGGGGCTACTTATGAGAATGTAGGTAGTGTTGATGTTGTTATCGGTGGTAAGTGTGCTGATGGCGGTTGGATTGATGAGTCAATCTTTGTAGATTGGTTGAAGTCAAGAATACAGGAAAGTGTGTGGAGTTTGTTAGTTAACACTCGTAAGATTGGTTATACTTCTGCTGGTGCAGCAGCTATTGAAGGGGCAATGCGCTCGGTTATGGCTGAGGGTATTCAAGTGGGTGGTTTGGCTGCCGACCCTGCGCCTGTAGTTATAGTGCCTAATGTATTGAATCTTAGTTCCGCACAACGGGCTACTCGTACATTACCTGATGTAACTTTTACAGCTAGATTGGCAGGTGCTATTCGGGCTACTACTATTAATGGCACAGTGTTTGCTTAAGGAGAATAAAGCATGACAACATCTCGCGTGGCTACACTGTCACCAACAGACGTGACTGTCGTAATCAGTCAAGCAGGTTTCACACACGTTGTATCGGGCTACTCTGAGGATAGTAACATTACTGTAGAACGTGGTAGCGACAGTTACGAAAAACACGTTGGTATTGATAACAAAACCAGTCGCGTTTATAAATCAGACAAAAGCGGTATGATTACACTAAGTCTTGCACAGACTTCCGTAAGCAACGATGTTTTGGACTTACTTCAAAGAAATGACGCAGCAGCTAGGAATAGTAGTGGCTTGTTCTCTGTCATTGTAAAAGATGGTAGCGGCAGATCTGTATACAGTGCATTAGAAGCGTGGATCGGAAAAGTTCCCAACAGTGCTTTCGGCTCTAGTATGCAAATGCGTGAGTGGGTTATTCAAGCGGCTGAAATGACAAGTATTATTGGTGGTAACGGCAAAGTATCGGCAGAAGACGTTGCAACAATCGAAGCTTTAGGCGGCACAGTTGCTGTAGATTGGATTGCATGATAGGTGTTGACTCCAACACATTGCTGTAGTAATATACAGTTTTGTGTTGGAGGTTAATTGTGAGCGGAAAGATTAGTGGTAAGCCTATATTTGGTATCGGGATTAATACAGGGGAGTTTCCAGCATCTCTTGGGAACAAACCTACAAAAGAGTACAACCTATGGACAAAGATGCTTAGACGTTGTGGGGATGATTTTCTACTTACTAGACCAACATACGAAGGTGTAACTTGTTCAGAAAACTTTAAAAGTTATTCCTTCTTTTATGATTGGTGTCAAACACAAGTAGGTTTTGGCAACAAAGATAAAAACGATAGGTTTTGGCATCTTGATAAAGACATATTAGTTAAAGGTAATAAGTTATATAGTGAAGATACTTGTGTGTTTGTTCCGCACAGGATAAATTCTTTGCTTCTTAGATGCAACACCAAACGTGGTGAATACCCTGTAGGGGTAAGTAAAGGAATAGGAAAATGGAATTTAAGGGTATATTGCAGAGATGGGGCTGGGAATCACAAACATCTTGGTTACTTTAATAATCTCCTAGAAGCCTTTAAAACCTATAAGGAGTTCAAAGAAGATTTAATTAAGCGTGTTGCGGAAGAATATAAAAACCAACTTGACCCTCGCGCATACCAAGCTCTAATAAAGTACGAAGTGGAAATCACAGATTAAAATAAACAGTTAAAAGGAGAAGTAGATGGCTGTCAGCACTTATTCGCCGTCTGACGTATCAGTCATCTACGGGCTAAAACATATCGACGGTTTTGTCGATGGTAGTTTCATATCTATAAAAAGGGAAACACCTGTGTTTAGCCACAGCAGGTCTATGGACGGACACTGTGCTATATCAGTACAGAAATATTCGACATATACTATCACATTAACTCTAGCCCAAACGTCATCTTCAAACCAGTTCTAGCATAGTTTGCAAAAAACAATGATGAAGTCGTTAACCAAATTAGATAGCAGAAGCCCTTTCAGTGGACTTAGCAGTTTGTCAGGTATTAAAACTGCTGTGAGTAATGTAATCTCTAAGCTACCTTTTATTATTAAAGATGCAAGTGGTAACAGCGTTTTCTTTGGGACTGATGTGTGGTTATCAGAAGAACCAGAAGTGGTGTATAGTGCAGGAATGGAGGGGCGTACATGGACAATCAAATGTCTTAATGCTTCTAGTTCTATAGCTGGGAATAATGATGATGACTTACTAGGAGAATTGGCGGGTATCGGTGCAATAGCAGAAGGCGTAACAGGAATTATTGGAGGGTTGATATGAGTCTCACCGTTTATGACCCATCCCAAAACTGCATAACAATTGCAGGGCATACTTGTCAAGGTGTTATTAGTATAAATACAAAACGTGGAGACGCTATTTCTAAAACCATTAACGGTATTAGTGAAGCCTACTCTACAAGAATAAGAACAAGGCGCAAGCCATTCACTATAACAGTGACATTATTACAAACATCCATTACAAATGTTTATCTACAACAATTAGCTAATGCGAGTGAAAACTCTGTTGATAGTTTTGTTGATATATTGATTTTAGGTAGTGGGGGAGTTGTTCATTTAAGAAGCGTAGGTTATATGGAAACTGCTTCTGATTTAGAACAACATGAAGAATTAGTCGAGAGGGTTTGGACATTTAGAGTTAATCCTACAGCGATAGGTGGTGTCACAGATTTAATCGTTTAGAATAACAGAGAGAGGGAATTATGATTAAGCAAGAGCGTACTGAAATAAATGGTATTGAATATACAATCAATACGATTGTAGCAACAAGAGCATTAAGTCTTCAACCACAGCTAATGAAGCTTATTGGTCGTAGCTTAGTAGCTTTCTTTGAAGGGAATGATGGTAGTGCTAAAACGCCTGATGCTGTCGCCAAACTAGAAGGCGAAGTGATGAAAAAGATTGTTGATACGTTAATTGAAGATGTCGAGAAAGTGAACATTGTTGACTTAGCAAAGAACTTAATTGCCTATGGTGCTACTAAGGGGACGATGGCTATTCAGTTCGACAATGAGTTTTGCGGTAACTTAGGTACATTTTATAAGTTATTGTTTGCAATTATCAAGATGAATTTTCTTGATGTTTTTATTGTAAGCCGATTCCGTAGGCGCGTAACGGAAGAGGAGGGAGGTGCTAAACTTTCCTCTCATTTGTCTAAGCAAATAGACGCTGAGTTTAAACAGCCAAGTGAAATATTTAGAATACTGACAAGTGAAACAAAGCTGGCTACGCTGCACGAATTACAAACTATATATGGGTTGGAAGATGTGTACGACATGTTGGAGCTTCTTGATTTACAGGATGCCATTAGAATAGATACGCAACCGAAAGGGAATAAATAGCTGTTGTACTTTTAGGCAGTCTT